CTTCGAAACGGTCCATGTCTTCGCCCTCAGATCTTCGCGTCGGAAGCGTACTGCCATTCCTTGCGGAAGGCCGTGGTTCCGGCCAGCGCTGCGGACATGAGAAACGCGATCGAGAGTGCGAGGATGGCGCAGGCGAGAAAGAAGCGATTGGGGCCCGCTTCGAGCCGTGCCTTGTTGTGTCCGGTGAAATGCTCAGTCATGGCCAGAGGCTCCAGAGCAGGATCAGTTGAGGGAGAGTGTAGGCGAGGCCGACGAGCGCCCCGCGCGTGAACCACAGGGGCAGGGGCTCACGGCGGCGCGCCCTCTTCGTCATGGCGCTACGCCGCTCGTGCCATGGCGGTGGCGAGTTCGGTGGCCCTCTGGCCGAAGAGCTTGACCTGTTGTTCCGAGAATTTTCCGGTCAGGATCAGATCTCGATCTGTGCAGCCCTCGCCGATCGAGCGCATCGTCTCGGCCATGCGCTCAATGGTGTTCCTGGTGTGAATTCCGCCCTTCGGTTGCATGTTGGTCTCCTGGTTCGAGGAAGATGACCTCCCGGCGGCGCGGAGACTTAAGGCCGTGGTTTCCGCACCGCCCTCACTAGGAGGCGGTGCGGACAATAATGCGGCTAAATATCCGCTGTCAACCACCGAATGAGGCTAAATGACCGCACGGCCGATTAATCTTGATGTGTTCGGCTGGGGCAGCATCGCGAATCAAAACACAACAAACCCGCACTGGCGGGTTTCTCAGCGGCACACTCGTCCAAGCTTTTATCTGACGGTACCGAATTTGCGGAGCACCCGGCCGACGATAAAAAGTTCTTCGGCCGGCCATTCTTTCTTCGCATGTCGAGGGTTGTCTGAAATCACAGATACGGTCTGCATTTCCGCGCCAGGAGCGCTAGAGACCTCTATGCGTTTTACGACCACGCCGCCAATCTCGTCGAGGACCGCATACAGACCGGGCGGCGAGGGCCAGCGGTGACGCGTATCGATGAACACGACGTCGCCCTCATCCAGAGTCGGCTGCATCGAATCACCTTGGACGGGGAAGACTGCTACGTCGTGCGCAGACAAACCAAGCGCGGTAAGTATTGGAGGCGGAAGGCGCCAATAGTCGCGCACATGCTCGGCCGCAAATGTCATCCCGTGGCGTCCAGGGACACCCTCCGACACAATGCTTAGTCCTCCCCCACCCATGCCGCCGGTGATGTCAATTTGCGCTGAAGCGTCGGTAGGTATTCCCCGAACGCCGGTCTCCGCGCCAATTGTCATCAGCTGTTCCACCTCCTCCCCGCTCGGATTATCGGGATCGTAGGAGGACACGACCGGGCGCTTGTTGGTCGTCGAGAGCAAGGTCGTTATGGATACATCCAGTCCCTTTGCAATCTTCTGAAGCGTTTCGCCGCGGGGTGACGCGCCTCCTCGTTCAAATAGCTTGCGGAAATAGCTTCGTTCGAGTCCTGCGGCGCGCGCCGCACTCTCGTACGTCATGCCCTTCTGCTCGATGATCTCTTTGAGTTTCTCAATCACTGTCTTGCTCATGCGCGGATTATCGTCCGCAGCGTTTGTTTGTGAATGCGGTCTTTCAGGCTTGACAGATGCGGTTATTTAGCCGCATTCATGTCCGCATGAACTTGAGACAGCAAATCATCGTGGTGGCGGACACCTTTGCCCAAGCGCGCGGGATCGGTCGGAAGCGGGTTTCTACCTTGGTCCTGAACCGAGGTTCGAAGCTCGATGACATCGCGACGGGTGGCGACTTGGCAACGGGTACCTTTGAACGCGCCATGCTCTGGTTGTCTGCAAACTGGCCGGAAGGGGCTGAATGGCCCGCCGGCGTGCCGCGTCCTGTCCTTCAGACGGAGGCGGCCGAATGAAGTTTCCGCAGCAAGGTACCGGTTATCTCCTCCCGCTCGGCGACCTTGCCACCTGGCAGGGACGCGCCCAGGTTCGGCGCGTCCCTGTCTCTGTTTTTCCGTCTGCCTATCCATGCGGCCCTCCCTGATCTGATGGGCTGACCCTACGCCGCCGGCGCGCGGCCTTCACGGAATCCTTTCGGTTGATTTTTTCCTTGACCCAAATTCAGGGGTGTTTTCGTGCGTGCAATTTCTGACGAACATGCATCCATCATCAAGGCCGCCACGGCTGCGGCTTACGAGGCGCTCGGCGGAGTTAGCCGGGCGGCCGAGGCGCTCGGCGTCGCTTCCTCGACGCTGACCAAATACGCCTCCACGGGCGAGGAATGGCGCGACAGCTTCATCCGCCTCGATCTTGCTGCCGAGCTGGACCGGCGGTGCGATCATCCTTTCATGCTCACCGCCTTGTCGCGGATCGTGAAGGACGAGCGCGTTTCGAGCTTCGGCGCGGTCACCGCCAGCGCGGTCCTGCGCCTCGACGGCGTGCTCGACGATGTCGTGCGCACCGTCGCTCAAGCGATTGAGGATGGCCGTATCGACGCGGCGGAGCGCCAGGCCATCCGCAGTCGCATCGTGGCGGCGAAGCAGGATCTTGCCCGCCTCGAAGCAATGATGATGGACGGGGCGGCGTAATGGACGGCGGACCCGAAAATCCGACCAAGACCGTGACAGCGATCTGCGCACTGCTACCCGACGACCCGGAAGCGGCCGTGAGCGTTGTGACGGTCGCCTGTGCCGCGGCGGCGATCACGGCCGGACTGGACGACGAGTCGACCGTCGACGGGCTGCGCGCGGCGCTCGAATCCATGCGCGGAAACGGCCTCGGCGATATCGTCCGGAAGGGAGTGCACTGATGGAGCGCGCCACCCTTTCCCCCGCGTGCTGGACTGCCAGCGGACCGGTCGGACCGCGCTGCATCGCGCTGTTGCGGCGGGTGCGGGCGAGCGGCGACGCATACACGCTCATCCGCAACGTCGACCGTGATGCAGTGGTCAAGGCGCTAGCCGCCGGCTTCGTTGCCTGGGTCGGCCGTAGCCGTGACGTCGTGCGGCTGACGGCGAGGGGCGCGGAATATCTCGATCGGCTGGCGAGGGTGGAATGACGACGCTCTCCCGCCAGGTCCTCGTCGAACGCGTTCTGACGCTCTGGCTTCAGGAGAACCGCGATACGCACTCGATCGCAGCCGAACTCGGCATCGATGAAGACGAAGTCTGCAAGATCATCGAACAATCGGAAGGAAGAAGGCCATGAGCGATCAGCTTCCGAAGCTTGGGCCGAAGGCGCGAGAGATCGTCGACGCAGTGTTGCGGGAAGGCATCTATCGCGCATCGAAAGAGTCCGAAATCGCCGTTTGCCGCAATCTGAACAGCCGTCAGCTCCTCTCTCGCGACAAGAGAGATGGCGCGGTCTGGTATCCGACGGCGAAGCTCTGCGAGCTTGCCGGCGTGACGCCGCCGGAAATCGTGCAGGGGGGCGAGGGCGGACCCGGCGCGCCAGACTCTCGGGTTCAACCCGAGGAGGGCGCCGATCGCCCCCCTGCGCCGGCCGAGATCGATCCTTCGCCGACGGCGGAGCTGCCGCCGCTCACGCGCCTGCCGCATCATCCGCTCGCCGCACTGTTCCCCATGCTGCCCGACGACGAGCTGCGCCGCCTCGCCGACGATATCGAGGCGAACGGGCAGCAGGAGCCGGTCTGGCTGCTCGACGGCAAGATCCTCGACGGGCGGAACCGCGAGGCGGCTTGCCATCTGGTCGGGATCGACGCCTGGACGAAGGAATACGAGGGCAAGGACCCGCTCGGCTTCGTGCTCTCGCTCAACCTGCATCGCCGGCACCTGACGGAAAGCCAGCGCGCCATGGTGGCGGCGCGGATCGTCGATTGGGAACGCGGCATCAACCAGAACACAGCCGGGGATGCAAATTTGCACGCCCGCGAGGCGGGGCGCCGGCTCTCGATTTCCGAGCGCGCGGTCAAGGCCGCAAAGCGGGTGCGCGACCACGGTGTCGAGGCGCTGTCCGATGCCATCCGCGACGGGCGGATCTCCGTCCATGCCGGCGAGGCCCTGAGCCATCTGGAGCGGGCGGCGCAGGAAGAAGCGTTGCGGCTCGAGGAAAAGGAGATCATCCAGCGCGCCAAGGAAATCCGCCAGAAGCGGCAGGAGATCCGTCATGCCGTGCGGCTGACGCATATGGCTCATTTGGCCGAGGGCGGCTCGTCGACTGCGGGCAAGGTCGGCCAGAAGTTTCCGGTCATCTATGCCGATCCGCCGTGGCAGTTCGGGGTGCGCTCGGAAGTGACGGGGCGGGAGAAGAGCGCCGAGAATCACTATCCGACCATGCCGACGGATGCGATCTGCGCGCTCTTCGACGAGATCGGCGCGCCGGCCAAGGCGGATTCCGTCCTCTTTCTTTGGGCGACGAACCCGATGCTGTCCGACGCTTTCCGCGTCATGGCGGCATGGGGCTTCACCTATGTGCACCACTGGATCTGGGACAAGGAAGTGGCCGGAACCGGCTATTGGGGCCGCGACCGCCACGAGCTGCTGCTGATCGGCAGGCGCGGTGACCCGGTTTCGCCACTGCCCGGCTCGCAGCCGGAGACGGTCTATCGCCAGCGGAAGGGCAGGCACAGCGCCAAGCCCGATTACTTCGCCGAGCAGATCGAGCGGCTCTATCCCGCCATGCCACGACTAGAAATGTTCTGCCGCAGCCCGCGCCCGGGCTGGACGGCATGGGGGTTTGAAGCCGCGACAGAGGAGGCAGCTGAATGACCTCCATGCTTCCCATCATCGAGGAACTCGCCGATGCGCCGGACCACAAGGCGCGGGCGCGCTGGCTGCTCGAAGTACCGCTCGCGGTGATCATCCGCGACCAGGTAACCATCCACCGGCTGCTCTCTGCGGCCGGTTTTCTCGAGGGCCTTGCCTACTTCGCAGCCGAGATCGCGGCGCTTTCCGCGACGCGCGGCCGCGACGGGCTCGCGCCGAACACAATTCGCATGACGCGGGAATACGCCCGCATCGGAATTCAGGTCATTGCGCGCGGGGCGGAAGAGGGGACGGTTCTATGATGAAACTAGTACGAGACAGCAATGCCAATTTCCTTGGCGGCTTCAACAAACGCCCGACGCGCCACGTAAGAGGGCGCTTGGCCGATCAAAACGTCGGCGCATGTCTGCACGGCAAGGGTGTAAGCCGACCCGTATACTACCGGCCATCGCTCACTCAACAATGTGGCGGCTCTTCGCGTCGTCGCGACACTTTCAATAACACCTGTATCCGGCAAACGGACAAGCACCGCTTCACTCCACGGACCGACATTCATGGCGAGCCTCAATTGCGCGATGCGGCTCAAACGTTGCGTCAGTTGAATAGTTCCGGCCGAGAGCTTGTGAACACACGGTTGGCCCAAAGGGCGCCTTCATGGGGCGTAGAATGAGCCAGGAAGCCACAATCCGACGCGGTGTGCGCAATGCGCGCTATGCGGCAATACCGAACCATGTCTTTGAGGATGCGCGGCTGTCGATGGAGGCAAGATGGCTCTTGAGCTACCTGCTCTCCAAGCCAGACAACTGGACCGTCGTCATCGGCGATATCATCAAAAAGGGCAATTGCGGGCGCGACAAGGCTCGCAAGATGATCGCCGAGTTGGTCGACGTTGGTTATGCAGAGCGTGAACAGCAGCGCGAGGACGGCAAATTCGGAGCTTCAGTGCTCGTGATCTTCGACGAGCCGCGCTGCGCCACGGCCGCTGAAAACGCGGCCGAAGCGTCTGGTGTTGCAATTCTACCGCAGACGGATTTACCGGCGACGGCATTACCGGCGCCGGTTTCGCCGGCGCCGGTAAAATCGGCACATAGTAATAACTCAGATTCAGCAAATACTGATTATCAGAATCTGAGAGAGGGCGGGCGCGAGGCTCCGGAAGATGGGCAGGAGCCGGAAGACCCGAGGAAGATCGACGCCGCCTTCTGGGCGCTGGTGAAGGATTGGCCCGGCTTCGCCGGCATGCCGAAAGAACCGGCGCGGAAAGCTTGGTTCGCTCTGACGGCTGACGAGCGCCGGGAAGCGTCCGAGCGCTTCGCGCGGTGGCTGCAACTGCTGAAGGCGCAGAAGAAATCCCACACCCCGGCACCATCGACCTACTTCGGCGAAAAGCTCTGGTTGGATGTTCCCGCGCAGGATGTGGCGGCGAAACCTGCGAACGCCATGGCTGCGCCATTCGGCAAGCTCTGGTCGGCAACGCGGCTCGCCGAGCTGCTGCTGCCGCCGTCTGGGATCGTCGCTCCTCCGACGAAATTCGAACAGATGCAGATCGACGCCGGGCAGGTGTCGCTTGCTGACGTGATGGCCGAGAAGCGCATGCGCGCAGGATGGCCGTCGGTGAACAGCATGCAGGAGCGGGCACGCTCGGCGCAGGGCTCGATGTGCCCGCTGGCGCTTGAAGAGGCGGGGCAGGGCTTTCAGGCGGTGAAGCGTGACGGCGATCTGCTTGCCGCGTGGCAGCGTGAGCACAAGCGGCGCGGCTGGCCCTTTCCGGAAGGGCGCTTGCCTGAGTGGGTCTATTTCCCGGCGATCGAGGGAGAGGGCGATCTCGACTTCCTCGTGGCCGAAGCGGTCGAGCGCTACCGCGAACGAATTTCCGACTATCTCGCGAACAGGAGCAAAGGCGATGATCATGCAGCGTAGCACGTTTACCGGAAGCCCGATTGCGCTGCAGGGCCACGATCGTTTCGCCGATCGGATGCGGAGAATCACCGACGGCCTCCTCGACGAGGGCGCGCTCCTCACGGCGAATCTCCGAATCAGCGGCGGTAAAGCGCCGTGGTTTGCGCTTCGGGTCTGGACGGGCCGCGAGAAGACTGTGGAAAAAAGTCTCGACGCCATGGGCGTGCGGTCGCTCGTACCGATGCGGAAAGGGCCGGATTTGCGCCGTCGCGGTCGCGTGATCGAGGGGCAGATGATGCCGGTTATCCATGGTTATGTTCTCGTGCAGATGATGGCGCTGTCCGAGTATCTCGCCGGATTACTGGGCCTCGAGCATGTGATCGATGTGCTTGGCGGGTGCGATCGGCCCATGCGCCTGAGCGACAAGGAAGTCAGCAGATTCAACGGTCTGGCTAGCAAGGGTAACTTTGATTGGGAACGCCCTGTTCACCTGGTGGTGAGGGCTGGAGAACCGGTCTTGATCACCGCAGGCCCGTTCTGCAATCGGAAGGCAACCGTGGTCACGCCAAGCAAGAAAGGGCATGGCGACGTGGTGGTCTCGATCGACTTGATGGGCGGCGAGGTGCCGGTGACAGTGCCTCTTGCTTTGCTCAAGAAGTTGTGAGAGTCATCGTGCCATTGGATGAGCTGATGATCCTGCAGTGAGCCTCTGAGAACGCACGAGAGTGCGGGGCAAAAAACCCGAGGTCGGTACACCGGTCAGCCCCAGCCCTGAAAGCCTCGAAGCCGAGGCAACCGATTCAGGGCAAGTGCGAAAGCTATGACCAGATGACAGGCGGCCGAGAGGTCGCCTTTTTCGTTTAATGGATATGGACAGGTTTTTTCGGAGCTTCTGATGATCGATGCTCAGATCAAAGTCGATCTCCAGCAGTTCAATCGATCCCTCACGGATATCGAGCGGAAGCAGCTTCCCTATGCCCTCATGCTCACGCTGAATGAGACGGCTAAGGGTGGTCGCCTCGAAGTGCAGCGAGAGATGGAAAGGGTCTTTGATCGGCCCACCCCTTACGCAAAGCGGGGCGTCATCTATGACCGGGCATCGCGGCAGAACCTGCGGGCAGCGGTTGTTGTGACCGGCGACCGCACGAAGGGCGGATTGCCTGCCACGGCATTTCTCAGTCCGCAGATCGAGGGTGGGATGCGCACCCATAAGGCCTTCGAGCGGCAGCTGGTCGATCGCGGATTGATGCAGCGGAACCTGGTGGCCGTGCCAGCAAAGCGGGCGACGCTCGATCGGTACGGCAACATGACGCAAGGATTTCTGAACCGTGTCATGGCCGACCTGCAGATCGATTATCGTGGAGCGGGTGCGACCCGTACCCGCACATCATCGTCGCTCAAGCGGAACAAGAATTACAAGAACGTGCGGTTCTTCGTGCCGAGGCAGCCTTCGCACCTCTACCCGGGCGTTTACCAGCGAGATCCGGCAACGAACGCCATCCATCCGGTGATCCTGTTCGTGCCTCAGGTTTCGTATCGCATCCGTCTCCGCCTGCGCGAAGTCGTCGAGCGATATGTGGTTGCCAACGTCCACGATCATTTCGCCGTCGCCTTCCAACGGGCAGTGCGGACGGCGCGATAACAGGAGAATGCTATGAGGCACCAGGTCCTACGAAATGGCGCGACGATGTTTATCGCCGCGCCAACTGGCAAAAATCTATTCCTTTGCTGCGAGTCCGAGTTGGTTGCGACTGGCATTCAGGGTCGCCTGAAGGACATCGACACCAAACTTGAGGGCTTCCGCCTCAGTCTGTATCGAGATGCCTTCGGTGACGGTGCCCTTGGCATCACGGATCACGACTTCCTCTAATGCGTCAAACCATTCCTGGCCTTTGCCTTCGTTAAGTTTAGCCAGTTCCTCGATCGTCACTCGAAGTGCTGATTGAACCGCGACCAAGGCGGCGGCTAACTCCCCTCGTCGAAATCCGGGATTGATGCGATGTGTTCGTTCATGTGTTGCTCCTTTGCAGCTTCAAGCAACCACAACGGGCATCACTAGTCTACCGTTCAGCGCGAAGGGCTCGCGGGTCCTTCCTGGCATCCGCCGGCATGCGGGTATTTGGCACGGCGGAAGTTGTCCAGTCTGAGCGATTTTTTGAAGCCTAAAGTCAGAGCCTAAACTAAAGAGCCGGGCTAAAGAACGAGCGTTCCTAAAGATGAGCCTTGCAGCTGACATCATGACGAAGAGCGCGTTTGCGGCTCATGTCGGCGTCAGTGCCGGGCGCATCTCGCAGTACATCGCCGAGCGGAAGATCTTCGGTGAAGCGCTCGAAGGCGAGGGGCGGAACGCGAAGATCCGTGCATCGGTTGCGGTCGAGCAGCTGCGCAAGACCCTCGACCCGTCGCAGCGGTTCGGAGCGAACGGCACTGCGACGCGATCGCCGCCGGCGCCGGTTGCTTCCGAGCTGTCGTTCGACGTGCCGGAGAAGCCGAAGGCGCCTCAGAAGCCAACCGTCATCGTCGACCCGTTCATTGACGAGGTCGCGGCCGAGAAGCTGAAACAGCAAAAGATCACCACCGCGCGCATGGAGCGCGAGGAAGCGCTCGAGCTCGGCCGGTACATGCTGACCGACGATGGTCGGCGAGAGATGGTCAAGGCCGTGGCCGAGGCGTTCAAGGTCATGGAACAGGCCATCCCTGAGATGGCGAAGGCGATCGCCGCGCAGTTCTCAGTGTCGACCCATGATGCGACCCATGTGCTGCTGAAGTCCTTTCGGGACCATCGGGCCAAGAAGGCGCGCGACTTCGCCGACGCAGCGGCCGAGTTGGACGAGCATGTCGAGGACGAGCAGCAATGACCGTGCTGTTCAATCCCGAGCGGCTCGCTCTCAGCGTGCTGGCCGAGATCTGCGAGCCGCCGCCGGCAGTCGATTATCTCGACTGGGCGAAGCGGAACATCGTGTTCTCGGAGCGCATCACGGACCATCCGGGGCCGTACAACGAAGACCTGGTGCCGTTCTTCTCGGAGATCCTGCGAGCGTTGTCGCCGGAAGATCCGTGCAACATCGTCAGCCTGGCGAAGTCGGCGCAGATCGGCGGTACCATCTGCGCCAACATCTTCACGCTCGGCTCGCTCGACATGGCGCCCGGCGATTTCCTCTATGTCCACCCGACGGAGGAGAACGCGGCGCGCTGGTCGAAGACGAAGCTGATGCCGCTGGTGCGCGAGATGCCCGCCATCGCCAAGCTGTTCTCGCAGAACAGCCGCGATGCGAGCAATTCGGTGCTCTACAAGGAACGCATCGACGGGCGCGGCGCCATCCAGGCGGCCGGCGCCAACTCGCCGGCAGGCCTGTCGATGATCTCGCCGCGAAAGCAGGTTCAGGACGATCTTGCCAAGTGGCAGATGAACGAGGCCGGTGATCCAGAAGTTCAGGCGGACAGCCGCAGCAAGGCGTTCTTCAACGGCAAGATCTTCAAGATCTCGACGCCGATGGTATCGCCGGGCTGCAAGATCACGTCGAACTATCAGGAAGGGACGCAGGAGACCTACCGTGTCCGCACTGCCAAGAGCTGCAGGAGCTGCGCTGGGAGAACATGCGGGATCACATCGATCCCGAGCATCCCGAGCAGGCACATTTCGTCTGCATCCATTGCGGCTGCGAGATCCACGAGCACCACCGCGAATGGATGGTGAAGCCGGAAAACGGCGCAAAATGGGTCGCCAGGTATCCGGAGCGCGGCCGGCGCCATCGGTCCTTCCGCATCTGGATGGCCTATTCGCCGTTCGAACGCTGGGAGAACCTGGCGCGCGAGTGGCTGACGGTCCAGGCCGGCGGACCGGAGAACCGGGAAAAGGGATCTGGCGCCGAGCAGACGTTCCGGAATGACTGGCTCGGGCTTGCCTTCGAGGCGGACAACAAGGCGATCGACTGGGAACTGCTCCGCGATCGCGCCGAGGAACACGGTTTCCAGCGCGGTGTCATCCCGGCCGAGGCGCTGGCGCTGGTGCTCGGCATGGACGTGCAGGGTGACCGTGTCGAGTGGCTGCTGGTCGGTTATGGCAGGAACCGGTACCGGGCCGTGATCGATCACGGCGTCATCGACCATCGCGCCGGCAGCCACCTGGCCGACGCCAAGGAACATTCCGGCCATATCTCGGAGCCGGAGGTTCGCGCCGCCCTCGATAGGCTGCTGCAGCGCGAATGGCTCGACGATGCCGGCCGCAAGCGCACCGCCGATCGCGTGGCCATCGACGGCAACGCCTATACCGACGATGTCTGGAACTGGGTTCGCAAGCATCCGAAGTCGCGCGTCATCATGGTGCGCGGCGGCAATACGGAAGCCGCGCCGCCGATCGTGCAGACGAAAGAGTACGACCGAAAGGGCAAGCCGAAGAAGCAGAAGTGGTCCTCGCGATTCTTCACCTTCAACGCCTCGGCCTTCAAGATTCGGCTCTATCGGGACTACAAGAAAGACGATCCGGAGCAGGCGGGCTACATCCGTTTCGCCCGCGGCTTCGGAGACGATTTCTACCAGCAGGCG